GTCGGCCGCATTTCCTTGCTCACTGGTTGCGATGCTATGTTTGCCTGTTGGAAATTTTTAAGAAATTGTAGTTTGCCTATCGCACTTGTTTATACGAGTTTTCTTTATAGGTCAATCTTTTTGGCTTTAAATACCAAGATGCATTGGACGTACCAAGGAAAAGAAATTACCACCATTCCAGAGGACATAGTGGGATTTGTTTATCTCATAACAAACACCACCAACGGTAGGAAGTACATAGGTAAGAAATTGGCGAGATTCAAAAGATCTAGGCCTCCTCTCAAAGGCAGGAAGAACAAGCGTAGGTACAAGGTGGATTCGGACTGGCAGGACTACTACGGATCAAGCGATGATCTGACCATAGATGTAAACAGATTAGGTAAAGACAAGTTCACTAGGGAGATACTTTTCTACTGCAAGTCCAAAGCAGAACTGTCCTATGTTGAGGCACGTGAACAATTCTCACGCAAGGTTCTGGAAACCAATGATTACTACAACGGCCACATCCGAGTGAGGGTGCATGGCAAGGGAATCCTCAAGTCATAAAAAAACCCCCGACTATTGCTAGCCGGAGGTTTTGGGTTTTGCAAAATCCAATAATCGATTACGCCGCCGTTTTGGCCGCGTTCTTCACTTCTTGAATCTCTTTTCTTCTTGCTTTGATCAATTTAGCCAAGTTTGCAAGTGCTTTTCTGGCCCTAGTGGCAGAGGCTTTTACACCCTTGTCTACGAACTTACCGTTCTCTTCTGAGTAAGTCTGTATCTCTGTCATGATCTGTTCATGTGTTTCATTTGACATAATTTACGTCCTTCCTTTATTGTCGTACGATAACATTAATTAACGTCATTGTAATTAAAGCACGTATGATGTGGTTCTGTCAACATAAAAATGCTGGTAATATTACTAATGTTCTATCTTTACCATAGAAAGAAACGGATCATGCTCTAAAACTAACTTGATAGTCTTGCCAATGTCCATTACATGATCTAAATTACCAATTGTGATGTGTGATGATCGGAATCCTTTACTGGCCAATTGCCTGCTTCTTTCTTTGAGAGCATTTTTTTCTATGCTGTACATTTCGAATTGATTTGGGTCAAATTCTGCTGTGCTTCCTATGTTAATAATAGTGTAGTCCTGGATTCTGTTTTGTATTGCAGTGTCATAGGCCAGATTCAATAACTGTAACTGTCCTAATTGATAGATTTTTGATGCGTTTATGAAAACTGTAGAATTTTTTATTAGTTCCACGAAAGAGTTACGGCGCTGGTCGTCCCATAAACGTAGGTCGTGGCCATTTGATGAATGTACAAATTCAGTGTCTGGCAAATATTCTCTCACACCGTGGGCCACTGTGTGTTGCCAAGTATGATCATCAGGGTGTCCGTCTGGATTACCAGAGCATACTATTTTTTGTTTAATATGGTGTACCATTCTTTGAAAACCTCTGGGTAGTTTGTGTTCCTTATGCGATCTAGATCTAAAATGTATTTTACAAGTCGATCACTACGATCGTCTTTTTGAATATTTAATTTGTTCCTGATTGAATCAAATATTTTGCCTTTATAATTTTTTACCTTTTCTAACACCACGTCTTTGGCGTGTTGGGGGAGATAACTTATATCCAATATTTTATTGTCTGTCACGAATTGAGAATGAACTTCAACACCAAAATTTTTAGTTGCCCATTTGTAGAAGTCCACGCAGTAAAAAATATTCAACGATGAGAGACAGTTGTATGCCATGACCCTGTAATTCAAGTTTTTTATGATAGCCATGTTTTTTAAGAAAATATCCCACTTGCCTGGGAATCTCAAAATTTCATATCTGTCCCCGGTGTCATCAACACTCAAAAGGAAATCAACTCTTTTACATTTTTTCAGCAACTCCTGTAGTTCTGGAGCAGGCAACACAGTCAGATTTGTGTTGAACTTAACAATCAGTTGATCTAGATTTTTTATTTTTCGTAAGAACTCAGTAGGGTATTTCTGCATCAATGGTTCGCCACCATGGAACTCAACAAATTTTAGATTATCGAGATCAAAATTTTCAAAGAAAACTTCAACACCAGGAAGCAGACTTTTCTTAAATCTGTGTTGATCTTTTATTTCTAAACCTAGTTTTTCAGCATCTGTTACCCATGACGACGACCGATGATGATTACAAATCATACATTTGCTATTACACAAAGTACCGTATCTTACACCTAGACTTTGTAACTTCTGTGTTGAAAGATTGTTGTCTTGCGAAAACTTATTTTGAGCCACACGCCTTGATCTAACATTATTTTTGTCCTCGCTAAAACAAACCTCACATCCTGGATAATAATATGTTTTGGATAGTGTATCTTTTACCTGTTGTATGTTATTTTTATAATCTTTTATGTTAAGTTTCTCAGCGTTCCACACGTTACATGGCTGTAGAAGTACTTTGTCGTTCTCGACTACGACGTCTATATGATTAAATGGTTGTGTACAAAACATGGTATTGCCCTCATTACACTATTATATCTACATCATTGGCATAATTGGTGAATCCGTTCTCTTTTACAACTTTAAGTACGCTATTCACCCTGCTTACCAATTCGTCTTTGTGCGATATCAGGAAGATGTTCTTTTTCTGTGTCCTGCTCATGTCTTTCAACACGGCCATGGAACTCTCAACACCGGATATGTCCATGCCTGCATCCACAAGTTCATCTATGAACAGCAAGTTGATCTGTTGATAAAGGCTTTCCCACACATCTCTGAACGCCCAACTCAATGACAGTATCAATCTGTTTCTCTCGCCCCTACTTAGGTTGTCAAAATCTAACTCTCTGCCTAACTCCTCGATACGCACAGTCAAATCCGATTGGAAACTAACGGTGTGTGGCAGTTTCACTTTGCCCAAGAAATATGCCAGTCTCTGGTTCAAGTAAGTCAAGTTCTGTTCTATGATCCTGGTCCTGATGAACGAGTCCTTGGCGGTCAATAATTTGTACAGGAAGTCTTGATGTCTATGTAGATCTTCCAGTTCGTTTGCCTTGGTGTAATCGATCTTCTGTATTGCGGATTTTTTCATCTCCGCTATCTGTTCGGCATACGTATCTTCTTTCTTCTCTGTTTGGCTCAGTTGTCTTTGTAGATCCTTCAGTGTGCCTTTGTGGTTGTAGGCTTCGTCGATTGTGTCATAATAGGTATCGGGGATTTGTCCTAGTTCTCCCACTTCGTCAATGCCCTGTTGTATTTTTGCAAGATCAGTTTTCAGTTTTGTGACGTAATCTGTTGATTCTGTGAGTTGCACTCCAAGTTTGTCCACGAGATGCATGTGTTTGTCGTCATGAAGATTCTGTTCACAGGTCGGACATTTCTGTTTTTTCGCAAACTCTAGATCGGCGTTTGTTCTTGTCACAGTGTTTTCCGCTTTGGTCAGTGAATCCTCGTGATATGCTTTTTCTTTTTCAAGACTCCTCAGCATAGTCTGAAGTTCATTCCTTTTTTGTAACTTCTTGTGTTTTTCTATTTCGATCTCACTGTCAACTTTTTCCAATTCCGCTATTGCTTCTTTGAAACTTGCGATGTCATCTTCTTTTTGTTTTGACCAAGCGTTCGATCTTATTTTCAGACTTTCTATTGATTCCTGTATTTTTTCATTACTGGCAACTTTTGCGTCTATACGCATTTTCTCTTCGGTTAGGAGTTGCTTTGTTGCTTTTTGTTTCTCTTTCAGCAGGTCCGCTTTTTGTGACAGCAGAGTGATACCTAGCAGTTGTTCAATGATTTCTCTCTGCTCTGCTTGTTTTGTAGACAGGAACGGTTGTGTGTAGGTATTCAATGCAATGATGTTTTTGAACATTGAATGGGTCATTCCAAGCAGGTTGTTTATCTCTATCTGCGTTTCTCTGTTCTCACCTTGTGCTTCATTGTCTTCTGATTTTTGTTCTATCTCGTCTGCATAGAATCGGAATATCTGTGGTTTTCTTCCTCGTTCGATAGTGTATGTTACACCGTTCTTAATAAACTTAACACTGACTAACATGTTTTTCTCATTTGTCTTGTTTACAAGATTGTCTCTTCTAATGTTTGTTAATGCCTCGCCAAAGAAAACGTATGAAAGTGCATTTATGATTGTGGTCTTACCTGTACCATTTCTAGCACCAGCGTCGTCGCCACCTAGGTCCATGTTTTCACCGATCACAAGTACCAGGCTTTTGTTGGAGAAATCAATCGCTTGGGCCTGATTGCCCACGCTCATGAAATTTTTTACGGTTAGTTCTTTAATTGTTAACATTTTTCTTCTTTTTCAAGTGCTCTTTGAGGATTTTGTTGGACATTTCTTCTTCTTGTTCTTGTTGTTTCCTAAATCTTTTATAACCAGTAAGCCAATCCTCGAATTGCATATCGAATAGACTATGTGCCGGCTCTGGCTCTTTTTTCAAAGTTTCCCAAAATTTTTTCTTACTAACTTGTGACATCTAAATCATTGTAAATTGCTGTTAAAACGTTCTTATCATACACTTCTGAATCAACACTTTGTAACTGTTTGATAACAATTTGATCAACACTGTCAAATTTCTGCACTTCCACCATGGGTTGCTGTGCGTTGTCTACTTGTTCAGGTATCAGTTGTAGTTCTCGCAGTTGATATTTGTCTATAAATGTTTCCCTCACGAAGTTTGCCTCCTCGTAACTTATTTTAATGTCCAATGTTACCCTTACATACATCTTTGGTTTTAGATATTTGTCAGGGTCTTCTAATAGTTCCGATACTTTTATAGTGATGTATCTTGGCATCTCGGGCCAATTGATGAACTTTGGTTCTGCTCCGTATTCCAGAATCATCATGCCTCGGTCGTCGTCCCATGCGTCTGCGTAGTTGTGTGGAAAGGCATTGCCCATGTATGTGACATTCTTCATGTATTGTCTTTTATGGAAATGTCCCGAGAACACCTTGCCACAGCCTGCGAAGTGATCCGTCTGTATTCCGCCAACGTCAGGCATTTCCACCATTGCGTTCATCTTGAAGTATGGCAGTTCGAAATGACCAAACACATATTTCTGTGTCATCTTTTCGATCTTCTTCCATTCGTCCTGTACCACCCATGGGATTATTGCCACGTCATCTTCCACTAACCATTCGTTTACAATGTGTATGTTTGGGATATTTCTGATGTATTCCATGGAGTTGATTTCTCTCTTGTCTCTGTAGTAGAGATCATGGTTGCCCATTATCACGTACACTTTCTCAAAAGCCTTTCCTAAACGTTCCATGTTTGAGACTGTGTAGTTCATTGTGGAAACGTTTGTTGCTGATCTGTGATGGTGCCAATCGCCTAGAAATATACAGGTCTCACACCCGTGCAGTTGGGCCTGTTCTATGAACCATATGACGAATGCCTCGCAGTCATCGTTGTGTACACGACTATTGCCTTTAAGTCCGAAGTGTATATCTGTGAAACATGCAACTTTTTTAAAAAATGCCATTGTTTACCACTTTTTCTTAACGATCGGTTTGTGATTGGTGATGTCTATTTTCTTATAATTGACTTCATCAAAATCGTTAGATTCTAATTTTCCTTTTTTCTTTAGAACTTTATTCAACTGCTTTATACCTGTCTTGTTGACTGTCCTCACTTCACCGTGTATGTGCTTCATACGTTTCTTGTATGATGGCCCTGTAGTCTCGTTTTCGTTTTGTCTAGTGAAAGAAGGCATCATGCCGTTGAATTCAAGTAGGTCATCTCGTATTGCTTGGTTCTTTTTCTCGATGTTTAAGATCCTTGTGAAAGAATTTGTGATCGCCGCCGTGTAGTAGGCGAATGGGTTGTCAGATTTTGATTCATCAAACTGTAATCCAATTTGACTCAACTGCATTAGAGCCTGTGACTGCATCTCATCGTTGTAAGTGTAACCTCTCCAGTTGGCCCTGGTGCCATACCTCTCACAGAGTTTCATATACATAAGTGCTAACTGGTTTGTCATCTTGCCGTGATCTGTAGAGAAGTATCCATTGTTCATTCCTCCCACCCAGTGAGATTTCCCCACACATATCAGTTTGCCCTTCTTGTCCAGTTTGTAGTGCTGGAAAGGTGGGAAGTTAACCTTAGAGTGATGGTCCGCTGTCAGTTTTGGATTTTTTTTGCGTGTGTCGTCCATGGGTACGTGGTCAAACATCATCACTCTAAAAACAATTTCAGTCTTGTCTATTTTTCTTGGTGATACAGTGTAATCTGCCAGTTTGATCTTTTTCTTGCCCTCTGCCTTGGCCTGTTCCCAGGCCTCCTGTGTGAGACGCTTGGCCTTGTTCTTCTTGGCCTCCGCTACGCTTCTCACATTGATCTTCTTGAGGTTGGGCACGATGATGTCGTACTGCGCATCCTCGGGTGTGACGTACGAGCAGTAGGTATTCTTGCTGGCGTGTATCTGTGCCAGTAGATCTCTGTTGTTCAGGTACTTGACTCTCTTCATAAATTCCTTTTCTTTATATAATGTAGTGTAAAGTGACCACAAACAGGTCTGTTAGAATCGTGCCGCTAGAGTAATTAAGTGCGCCTAAAATTGTGCCTATAAATATAGTTAAAGTATACGAAATTTTACAAAGGAAAGCAACCGCTAAATGGCATTTGGTGAAATAGGTAAGATAGTAAAAAATATAGGAGGGACAGCCTTAAACAGGACCTTGAGTAGATTATTAGGTTCGGGTATTTCCACGGACTCAAGACTCACCCAATCGAGGGCTCGTTGGTCTGGACGGTCAGACAAGTCAGATTGGCGTGTTAGATTGCAAGTACCCAATGGTCCTTTACTACAATTTTTTGATTTTGAAAATAATGATTTGTTAAAACCGTTAGCAGGTTCGAGGGGTATTTTTTGGCCATTGACACCTTCAGTGGTAATACAGCATTCAGCCAATTACAATGCAATGGATCAGGTTCACAGCAATTATCCTCATCAGGCATACCAAAATTCACAAGTGGATTCAATAAACATTATTGGTGAATTTCCTGTGCAAAACTCAGAAGACGCTCAGCATTGGGTCGCCACAGTGAATTTCTTAAGAACGGCCACCAAGATGTTTTTTGGTAAAGAAGATGGTCTAAACGGTCTCAAAGGTAGTCCACCACCAATTTTGCACCTTTCCGGTTATGGTGATCACATGTACAACAAGGTGCCCGTAGTAATTAATACTTTCAACGTTGAGTTGAGGCCAGGAATCGATTACATATCTACAAAACAAACCACTACAGGGTATGGTTCACAGCAGGTAGACCCTACTCTGGCAGGCCTTGTTGCGTCAGGTGAATCTCAAACATGGGCACCCACGCTGTCTAATATTTCGGTGTTGATAACTCCTATATATTCTAGAGATAGCATCAAGAATTTTTCAATGAAGAAGTTCGTGCGTGGTGAATTGAACGGCAAAGGAACGAACGAGGTAGGATTTATTTAATGCAGAAAAATTATTCAAATACCTCACCATATTATGAAACAAATGTTGTTGGCGACTACCTAGATATATTAAACCCAAGAACCATAACGGCAGAGGATGACGATCAGTCTTATACTGTGGAAAGGACCTATGCCTATAGACCAGATCTACTTGCGTACGATCTTTACGGAACACCAAGGCTTTGGTGGGTGTTCGCACAAAGGAATCCTGATCAATTAGAAGACCCGATCTATGATTTCAAACCAGGAGTCACGTTACAGTTGCCCAAAAAAGAAAACGTGCTTAAAGACATAGGAATATAAAATGTCTAAAAGAGATGGTCTTGCATCAAATAACTTTTTTAAAAAAGTAAAACCAAAAGAGAAATGGAATGCGTATACCAACGCACAGTACAGTCGGAAGGAGAGCATTAGGGAACTGCCCCTATCCGTACAACCAAATGTGTTGCATAGGTATGCTTCGTATAACACACTTTTTACTTTGTCTGTCCTGACACCAGACGAGTTAAAAAATCCACAAATCTTTTTCAATACTAGGCCACACGACATCATAGTGCAAAGTGGAGGAATCAAAGCGGATGCAAATTTTAAAAGTCCACAAGAAAGAAGAGAAAGATTTGAGGATAAAAAAATTTTAGAGAATGCCAGAGTAGCACGTGCATTGACTGAAGCCACAACAGAGTTCAACAAAAACAACGACATCTATTTCCGAAGTGTGGATATGACTTCTATACCGGGATACAATGAGAAAAGAAGATTGACCAGTGTTACAAACATCAACATTGAGTTGGTAGAACCAGCAGGCATTACTCTTCTAGAAAAAATAAAAGGTGCGGCGGCAAACAACGGTTACATAGACCACCTCAATGCGGCCTATCTTCTTACTATCGAGTTCAAGGGGTTTGACGAAAACGGCAGTCCTATGGACATTGACATGAAAACTCAAAAGAGAGTAATTCCTATAAAATTAATGACATGTGAGATAGACGTAAATCAAGCAGGGTCTTCGTATGTGATAACCGCAGTTCCTTACAACGAATTTCCCATGACGAATACTTTTACATATCCGCGCACTAGTGGTACCATATCTACAACAGCACTGACAACAGCAGATGTGGTAAATGAGATCACAAAATTGCTCAACGACAATGAGGATCAAGAAGTGGAGCAAGAATTAAAACAATACCCTGACAGGTACTCTATTACTATTGATGAGGATCTGTCACCGGAGAAACAGATTTCTTATGAATTGCTTTCTCAAGCCGGCATGGTTCAAAAAAATAACGTCACTGACACCGGAAGTGAGTCGTTCACTATGGAAGTGATAAAGATAGATCCTTCTGTAAACATTCTTAAAACATTAGAAGAAGTCATGAAAAGCCATCCAGACTACAACACAGTGTCATTTGATAAATGGTATGACAAAGTTACTAGAATAAATTCAGGGCAACTTGATCCTAACGACGGACTAGATTCGTTTTACAAATATTTTAGGATAAGGACAAACATAATCTTACAAACCGACAAATTTGATTACAAAAGGCAAGTACATCCTCGTGATGTCAACATAGTGGTGGAACCATATTACATTAATGGATACAATCTCGGTCGACCAGGCCATCGTCAAGGCAACAATCTTGTTACATATGTGGCAAAGGATTACAATTATATATTCACTGGTGATAACATCGACATTCAAGATCTTAAAATCAATTACAGAGTGGCCTATTTTCAATCAACTCTTAAGGACGTTGATGCAAACGCTTCTAGGCGTTTTAGTCCCGAAGGAAATAGAGATGAAATATCGCAGACCGTAGATGCGGACCAGGCAAAAAATTATGTCACTGCCGACGACATTCTGCTTTTGCAATCTGATGTTTCTAATGGCAAGAGTGCAAATGCAAACAGAACAAAGGGCGGAGATGTCAAAGCAGACGCGTTTTTTGATGCCATTACTAATCCAACCGCGGACATGGTGATTGTGGACATGGAAATACTCGGTGATCCGGCATGGCTTGGACAATCGCAATTTATAGGACCAGCACCAAAGATAAAATCTCCGGGTATATCGACCAATTCTGATAATAATAGATATTTCCGTGGAGGCAACAAAGATTTTATTTGGAACCCAGAACTAAAATGTTATAATGTTGAGATAGGTGAGCCTATGATCAATCTTACTTTCAAGACACCTTCAGACCTAAATGACAAGACAGGAGTTTATGAAATACCAAATACAAGGAAAGGAACGTTCTCAGGATTATACAAAGTTATACGTGTGCAAAACAAATTTATAGATGGCAGATTCACACAGGTCTTAACAATGACCAGATTCAACAACCAGGATTCTGATGCGGAACCAATAACCAATTCTAAGATATCTAAAAAAGACGGAGTTATAATTAAAGGAACGCAGACAAACCGTGAGGCAAACATTGTTAGACGTTTTACCAACGACATCAGTAACATACAAGGATCAAGTTAATGGCATTAAAAGATTATAAAAGAGGACACGCATCGACCCCAATTGGTCCCGGTACGGATCAAGAGTGGGCTAAAGAAAATCCGGGTCCTTATATAGGTGTTGTTATGAACAACACCGATCCATTGAGGATGGGAAGGTTACAAGTCAATATAGAAGCCAAAACCGGAACAACAAACCCGTCTGCTCAACAACTGATTACCTGTGAATATCTTTCTCCATTCTATGGCAACAAAGACATTAGGCACACAGTGAAAGGGTCAACCGATTACGAGGCAACTCAACACAGTTATGGTTTTTGGGCAGTACCACCGGACATAGGTATGCGGGTGCTTGTGATATTTGCCGAAGGTAAGATGGACCAGGCTTTCTGGATAGGGTGTGTACAGGAACCTGCTACTAATCACATGATACCGGGTATAGCATCAAGCGAAAAAACTTTTGACAAAGATGTTGTGGGAGGACCGGCAGGCCAATTCCAATCTAGTGTCGACAAAAAAGAAACATATGGAACGACGGACGTGCCTGCAGGAGAACTTAATAGAAGGTACAGTGAGTTTACTCCAAATGTAAAAAAATACGAGCAGTATGACAAGCCTATCCATCCTTTTGCAAATGTATTGGCTAGGCAAGGCCTATCAAAAGACAAGGTGCGTGGTACAACCACTTCGTCTGCGAGGCGTGAGACCCCTAGTCAGGTGTTTGGAATCAGTACCCCGGGTAGGAAAGATACTTCGTCGACCAAAAAAAAGATTGGGCCACGTGATAGCGTCGTTGAGGATTATGTCACAAGGACCACTGGACATACGTTTGTAATGGACGACGGTGCTGTAGATGGCACCAATCAACTTACTAGACTGCGTACAGCATCTGGACACCAGTTGTTGATGCATGACACCGAAGGTGTTGTATACGTTGCCAACGGTTCTGGAAATGCCTACATAGAGATGCAGAGTAATGGTAGGATAGATGTCTACTCTGGAGTGGGAGGTATCAACTTGAGGACAGAAGGAGATTTCAATCTACATTCTGATTCGAACATCAACATGCACGCCAACGGACAGGTTAGATTTAGTTCGGCTAAGGAAATGATACACTCGGCAGACCTTCTATTGAACCTAGGAGAGAAAGGCATATTAAATAGTTCACAGTCAGGGTCAGTGAGGGATTACGCCAGGGACGGCATATCGTCATTTACAAGCGGAACACAACTGCACGGTGCTGGAGGACAAATACATCTAGCGGGATCACAGGTCCACTTCAACTCAACCAAGGCGAGTCCAAATTGGGGACCAGGGTGGCTTACACAGGAACGTGCCGGAATGCAGTTGAGGGACGAGGGAGATGTGGAACTGGCACAGAAGGGTATCAAGCCATTGGAACAATTCACAAGGAAAACTAAGACAACGGTGCACAGATTCGTAACACATGAACCCATGTTCAGAGCCAGCGTGATCGGTAATGATGGCATCATACCTGTTGACAGTGATGATAAAAAAAGATGGAGTCAACTGGCCAACACCCCAGGCACCGCGGAATTTGTAAATCAACAGAACAGGATAAGTGAGAACAGTGCCATACGTGATGCACAGTACCAAGCGGACGCACTGGAGTACGTGAAACAAAAGATGGGATCGAGCACCAACGCAGTCAAGGCCAAACAACTACTGACTGATTTTGGAACAAAATACAATGACATATATGGCATCACGAATAAAGTAAACCTACCTTTCGATATCAAGGACAGCATTTCCGAGAAAATTAAAGGAATTAACTTTAACAGTACCGCAAAAGATCTTACTTCAAGCCTCACAACTCAGGTGGTAGAATCATTCACAGGCAAAAGCACGGAACTGTTCAAGGATAATGTTTTCGTCAACCAAGCCGGAGAACTTTTTACATTGGGTAATAATACACTTTCAGGAATTACTGGCAACATAGATCTGACCAACAAATCTTTGAATTCACTCGATGGGCTAGTTAAAAATCTTTCAGCAGGCAACGCCGTTCCTAGCATATCAAACCTCAGTAGTATCACGCAGACATTTTCTAGTGTGGTCGGAGGTAAAGTAGTAGGAATGAATCAGGTCAAGAGTCTTGCATCCAAGGCAGGTTTATTCAACGCCAGGGAGGCCGCGATTAGTGGTCAGAGTTTCTTACAAAATGTAGGTGCTAACCTAGTGACCAATATTGGATCTATTGCAGGCAAGATAGGAAATTTTTTTAGTTCGGGAGGATTCTTCAGTGATGCAAGATTAAAGAAAGATATTAAATTAGTAGGTAGATCTGCTCAAGGAATCAACATCTACGAGTTTAAATACAAGCAGTTGCCGGGCACATACCATGGCGTGATGGCACAGGAGGTGCCGTGGGCCAGTGTCATGACAAACACAGGATTCTACATGGTTGATTATAATAAAGTAGATGTGGAATTTAGGAGATTAAACTAATGGCAGAAAACAACCAGGACCTATTAAACAAGAAACCAACGTTCAAAGGTTTCAGTAGTCGTGCCGATAGACAGAATTTTAAACTCTACGACTTTGAGGTTGCCAAACAAGACCTGATCAATAGGCTGTCAGTACGTAAGGGTGAGCGTGTTGAGAATCCAGAGTTTGGCACGATCATTTATGATGCACTATTTGAACCTTTCACAGAAGAACTGAAAGACGCAATAATTGATGATGTAACGGCAAATCTCAATGCGGATCCACGCATATCAACGCAGGAAATACTGGTCACAGAGGCAGACAAGGGCCTAGCCATACAGGCCACTATTACATATGTGCCCCTTAACATCACAGAGAAACTGAGGTTCAACTTTGATGAAAACAGTTTATTACGTCTATCTTAATATACGTACATTTCCAAGCATATAAATACCGCTGTATATACAATGGCCACAACAGACAGACAGAACAGATTACTAGTAGCCGAGGATTGGCGTAAGATCTACCAAGCATTCCAGCAGGCAGATTTCAAAAGTTATGACTTTGAAACCTTGCGTAGAACCATGGTGGCATATCTGCGGGAAAATTATCCGGATGACTTCAATGATTTCGTAGAAAGTTCTGAATACGTTGCTCTGATAGATCTTATAGCCTACATAGCCCAGGCTCTCTCATTCAGAGTTGATCTAAATGCAAGGGAAAATTTCTTAGAGACAGCAGAGAGAAGGAACTCTATTTTAAGATTGGCAAGATTGATCAACTACAATGCAAAAAGAAATCGACCTGCAACAGGTCTATTGAAAATAGATTCTATCTCTACAACACAATCAGTGAACGATAGCTCGGGTCAAAACCTTGCTGACCAGACTATTGTGTGGAATGATAGTGCAAATTCAAACTACAGGCAACAATTTATTGCAATTTTAAATGCGGCGAACCAAACAGGACAAATTTTTGGAAGTCCTCGAGAAAAAGATAAAATCAATGGAATCGACACAGAAGTCTACACTCTAAGTTCCAATCAAGTTGACCTCCCTACATTTACTTTTAGTAAAAATATTGGAGGGACCACTAGAGCGTTTGAAATAGTATCTAGCACAATCAACAATTCCGATAGCATTTATGAAGCGAATCCTATCACTGGTACAGGATTAACTTATACCTATAGAAATGATGGCGCGGGCGATAGTTCGAACAATACAGGTTTTTTCATGTTGTTCAAACAAGGCACAATGCAAAACACTGATTTCACAGTCGATACTGCTACGACCAATTACACCAAGAATCTAAACACGGCGAACATAAATGATACCGATGTATGGTTGTACCAACTTGACCAGTTTGGACAAATTCTAAATACTTGGACAAAAGTTCCTTCGTTGTCTGGTAACAACGCAATTTACAACTCTTTGTCAAAAGATATAAGAAACATTTACAACGTTGTGACCAAAGACAATGACACAATAGATCTAGTTTTTGGTGATGGAAATTTTTCAAACCTACCACTAGGAAGTTTCAGGGCATATTACAGAGTATCCGACAATGCAAAGTATTCCATTCAGCCGGCCGACATGCAGGCTGTATCATTGTCTGTTCCTTATGTGGATGCTAACGGATCACAGCAAACTCTTTCCATGTCATGTAGTCTAAAGCAATCAGTCTATAATGCATCTGCAACAGAAACAAACGATTCAATCAAAGAGAAAGCCGGCCAAGTATATTATTCACAGAACAGGATGATAACAGCCGAAGACTATCAGGTGGTACCATTATCGGCATCACAAGAAATTGTTAAAGTAAGATCGGTAAACAGGTCAGCATCTGGTATTAGCAGAGCAAAAGAAATATTGGATCCAACAGGTGCATATTCTAATGTTTCTGTTTTTGCCGAGGACGGATCTCTTTACCGTGAGGAAACTACACCAATCTTTACCTTCACTTTCAATAATCGTAGTGAGATACAGTCCGTGATTGATAGATTGGTAGAAACAAAACTGAAAGAAGCCTACGCCAGACACTTCTATTATGAAAAATACAGTGCTAAAGATCTCTCATCGCTGACTGCAACGTGGAATTCAAGCACAATCACCACCAATTCCAATACAGGATATTTTAAAGGTGTTAGTCCATTGGCAGTGGGATCTTATGCAACGTCAAATTTGAAATATGCTAAAGAAGGTGCATTAATAAAGTTTACTTCACCCGACAGTCGAGAATTTTTAAAAGGAAGTCTTGTCACGTCCGGAACAGTTGATGCTGAAGATAGAGCATGGGCTAAAATTACTGACGTGGTAGGCGACGGCTCTAATAACGGGCAAGGTAATCTATCTAGTGGAAAAGGACCAATCACATTAAATGATGTAGTGCCGGATGGCGCAGTTCTAAATGCTGTGATTCCTAATTTTACAACTTCGTTTACTACAGCACTGGAGACTAACATCATAGATAGAGTCGAAAACTACGAAAATTTTGGATTGAGATATGATATTGATACAGAAGAGTGGAAAGTTGTTACAACTTCTAATTTGAGCACTAGCACTGTTTTTAGTTTGGCCAATACTGGAAATACAGATGGCACAAATGCTGATGCAAGTTGGTGGTTCAAATTTTCTAATGATGGTAACACATACACTGTGCATTACAGGAAGTTAGATTACATATTTGAGTCAGAGTCACAAAACAAATTCCATTTTGATAAACAAGAAAAAATTTATGATTACACAACAGGACAGACGGTGAAAGACACCATCAAAATCCTCAAGACCAATGCAATATTGTCTTCAGGAAACAGCATAGGTTATCCTATCACATGGCAAGTGACAGACACTGTAACAGAATCAGATGGATTCCAAGACAACAGGAAAGTGAAAGTTGGTTTTTATGATTCAGATGATGACGGTGTTGTGGACAATCCGGAATTGTTTGACATTTTTGTAGAACCAGACACATCACCCGCTACAAAATTTGTATTCTTTGAAAAATACATTTCATATGATACCATAGAAAGATACAGGCCCTATGCGGCATCTAACTTCATTGTTACGCAAAATGAAACTGATATAAATCTTGATACCACGTCATATACAGATGGTCAGTTATTTTACTTCTATGATACAACAGAAAATGTGATTAAAAAGTATGTTGCCTCTACAAACACTTTGACAACCACCACAGACTATTATGCAAGAAAAGGGAGAAATTCGATAGATTTCCAATATAAACATCATGCCGGACAAGAAACTAGAATAGACCCAAGCGTTTCAAACATTGTTGATGTTTATTTGTTAGAAAGAACATATGATAACCTTTATAGGATCTGGTTACAAGAAGGAGGAACTCAACCAACCCCGTCTTCCGGAGATCAACTAAGGATCAATTATGCAGGTATCTTGAACCCTGTAAAATCACTTTCTGATCAGATAATATATCATCCTGTGAAATATAAAATCCTATTTGGATCTAGCGCAGAAGAACAGTTGCAGGCAACATTCAAAGTTGTCAAAAATCCAAGCACCAATGTTACGAATGCAGTTATAAAAACAAGAGTGATAGCCGCAATCAACGAATTTTTTGCCTTAGACAATTGGGATTTTGGAGACACATTTTATTT